CTCCTCTCACCAGATGGTTCTGTAGAAGTCGGGCCCGACTTCGGGCAAATCAATGCCCTCCTGTCGACAATAGGCCTCAACAGATTGTATCTGTTTCTCAAGATAGTCTTTGTGCCTTGGATCCGAGTGTTGCAACAGGATCCGCAATGATACCAATTTGCCCCACAAGGTTTCAATGTCAGGCAGTTGTCTAACTGGGGTCTTCAAGCTCTGCAAGAGCTTATTAGCGGTCATTTGGCCATACCAACGTCCGTTGGTCTTCACAAAGGTGAACCCGCAAAAACTCAACCCTGTGAGTGTTTCAGAAACCTTCAGGTTCTCGGGCTTCACCCACATGCCAAAGAGATTTTTATACATCTCAATTACCGCTTGTTCTTCATATAGGCAAAAACTGGGGTTAAACCCCAAAAGCCTATCATCCCCATAGCAGAGCATATCAACATTGGCCCTGTATTCTCTAACTGTTGGCACCTTGCCGTGTTGTTTCCTGTACAGGTAACCAAACTCAAAGGCAGTGAGCCATTCGTTGACGATGTTATTGTCAACAGTTGTAGAAAACTGGCCGGAGGGGTTCCCCTTTCTCACATGGGTGACTTCGCCAGTGGGGAAAGCTGTAATTCTGTCCACTAGCTCATTTGTATACCACTTCGCCAATTTGCCGTGTTTTTTGCGATCTTCGTGGTTCATAAAGAACCACCTTATCATCCTGACACGCTTAAACAACCAGCGTGGTATAGTGCCATCAAATCTAGTCCAGTCAAGTTCAACAAAAGCGCTCTTCTTTTCAAGGCGCTTCAACCTGCGATCAAGCCCGCCCCGAAATGGGGACCAGCCCACCTGCGCATGATGCGTTTCGGTTCTGGCTTTCATTCGCTGGTTTTGGTCTGAATCAAGCGCGGCGCCAAGGCGCGTGAACACTGGATCACTACATGTGATAACTCTAATGTCACCCTTATCAACCTTCTGCTCCTTAAGGATCTCATTTTTAAGGAAGCAATACCACAAGGGTTTCCTATTTGTTGTCTCAGGGTCACACATGGCTTCTATATATTCTTGCATACCACACTCCTGAAGATAATCTTCCTCAGTTTCAAATTCCAGCATCTTCGGGAATGCAGGTGTTGACCTTGTGTTCTTGGTGGTACACTGTATGGGGATAACCCGGGAGCCATTCATATACGCAATTTCGGTTAACACAGCCGTGTCAGCAAAATGCGTAAGCTCTGGTTCCACCACAGGCAAATTTTTTTGCAATTCCATACTGGAATTTGTCAAAAGTGTTCTTGTATGCATCCAATTGCCATGTTGTTGCAGTATAACCCTCAACTTCAGGTTTCCTTATGATGTTTAAAAGGGGATCATTGGGTGACTTCTCCCTCACAGCCTTTTTTGGTATGCTGATGTAACCAAGAAGTGGATAGCTTGCTGGAATAGTGACACGGGTTCGAGGCTTACCCATGTATCTTGTCCACTCATACCATCTCAGGCCTTTTACTGGGCCCCTGAGTGGCCCTTCTTGGAGTTTTTTGGACACTTATGGCGGTAGGCCTTTTTAGTGTTGAAGGTAGCGCAACAATTGCGGCACTGGCAATCCTCGTCGTCAGTGTTGCTGGACTTGGTGTTCTTCCACTGGCGCTTCTTTTCCTCAACAACAGGTTCCTTTTGTTCTTGAGCTGCCGGTTCTTCTGGCTTCTCAGGCTGTTCAGGTGCTCTCTCAACGGTAGTTGTCGACACCTTTTGAACCTTCTGGTTTTGGGGAGGTCCATCAATGACCGTTTCACCACTCTTGATGATTGTGGTGTGTCCCTTGAATTTCAGTTTTTTGAGGTTGAGCTTCTTATTGTCGATGTAAATTGCGCCATCTTCATCGAGATACGCAACGACATGCTCCTCTTCTTCAGGGACAGGTTCTTCGGTCACAATGGCTTCAAGGTCTTTCTTCCCGGCCGCCTCCTCACCATCAGGATACTTGATGTCGACAGACTTGATTTTATCTTTTGCGTTGACCAATGCACGCAATTCAGCCTTTTGCTCAACAAGAGGTTCCTCATCAAGGTCACTATCGGCCCACTCATCCTCGTGTTCAATCTCCCAATCCAAAAAGGCTTGTTCTCTCAGGTTATTAACCACATCTCTGATCTCATCAGTGGTAAATCCTTCATCCTCAAGCCTTTTGTACTCCTCTTCAGTCAGAACCTTCATTTTGCTAAGTCTCTTCTTCACAACTTGCGCGACCTTGGAAAGGTTTTTCCCGCGCAAAGTTTTTTTGGCTTTTCCTTTAGCCTCAGGTATCACAGGATCCCTCTGCTCGAGGTCAGCTATGCGCTTTTCAATGGTGGGATACCAATCGTTGATGCGCTTTGCGTTCCTGTCAACAGTACCACTCAAGGAGGCTAGTTGACCATGAAGTTTTTTGTTCTCATTCTCGAGCTTGATAACTCTTTCAAGGAGCTCTTCAACTTTGCCATGAGTATCAGAGACCGCAGTCCTAACTCCTTGGGTTATTCTCTCAAGGGTTTCATCATCCAGGCCGCCACATTGTTGGACTGGTGGCTCTATTCTAAACAGCTCTGTGATGACATATCCAGAGGAGCAGGCCAGATTGGTACCAAAGTGGACGGCGACCACTTTCCCAGTCCTATCCACAACTGGAGA